ACAGCGTCAGCAGGCTCGCCACTCACTACGGGCACAGTGAGTGTAGAAGAATAAGCCTCGGTCAACGGGTGGACTCTATCAACACCCGGACGACTCCGGCAGGGGGGGGCGACCCCGGTTTTGCAATGTCGTCTTCCCTCTCTCGCCATGGGCATTTCCTCCCATGACCCTGGGACTTTACCAGGAAAAATTCCTGAATTAGTCAGTACAGCATCGGATACCTGTGTCCTCCTTCGCGCTTGCGGCGCCTACTGGCGCCACGACTGCGGAAGGCTGTTGCGAAAGCCTTCCCAGTCCCTGAGCTGGTCGTAATCCCACATGAAGTCAACAAAGCGGTTTCTCTCATCGTCGCTGCTCCAGAAACCCGTAGCAGTCAGGATCTTGTCCTCGCTTTGGCACGTGCCGTTCATCGCGGCAATGTGGTCTACCAGTTCGCTCTTATCATCAAAGCTCTGGTTGGTGCGCATTTTCAAATCATGTGTGAGCTCGAAATCGCAGTCCACCGCATATCGCAAGAACTTGTTGGATATTGTCGGCGCCAGTCCTGCGAACTCATACGCCCTGGACATGGCAGCCGATCCAGCAAGCCTCACACACCTTTTACGGTCGCCTGCATTGAACGCCTCGATCATAGCGGGAGAGCAACTAGTGCCTGCCCGCGAGAAGCACCTGTCAACCTCGGGCACCATCATCCACTCACCCTTCTTCTCGTCGAACAACGGTCCGGACTCGTCTAAGCCAATGTAATAGCCCACAAACAGCGCGCGGTCTTTTCGGATCTCAATCTTCATATTGAAGCCGATCCTCTCCCAGAACTGGAGGATAGTCATATGCAGTGACTTGCCCTCTTCAATCCTCGGAGAAGTGACGAGAAAAGAATCATCACCCTCAAACGCGCTGTTCATCCACCGGTTCACACCAGTGACGTCCTTACCGTAGCGGTGCGCGGGGTCCAGAAACAATTCCGGGTCCTCGAATATCGCGCAGTGCCAGCACACGAAGTTCATCCACCAATTCAAACAGGAAGTGCCGCGATGGCCGCTCCTCCTGATCGCATCGATGGTCAGCTTTTGAAACTCCTTGTTCTTCGTGTACGAAATGTCCAACTTCTCCTTCGAGCAAATGGATGCGTGGGCCTCAGCCCACGAGGCTG